CCAAGCCGCCTTTTGATCGGCAAGAGACTTAGGATCGCTAGACATAACCCACTTAAGGGCCAGACGCCATCCCATTTCCGCCGCTTCGGCGATATTGCTGGCCTTGACATTGACTAGCAACTCGTCACGAGCATCGCCAGAAGCGGTCTCAGCTTCAATTTCCTTGAACTTACGCAAGTGGGCCACTGGTGCAAACTCGACTGGCCCACCAGTCTGGGCACTCTTACGCAACTCATTCTTGTACTGAGTCACCTTATCAAGGAATTCGTCGATTGGGGTCGCAATAGCCGTAGCGGCCCACGTATCTTGCTCATTAAGCGGAACGTGTCGAGCAATCGCAATACCGTGCGAAGCCGACAGACGCCCATCATCGACCATCTTCTGAACTTCTTCAGTGAGGTTGTTTGCAAGTCGCAAACGTCCACTGAGCCACTCAGGAGAAACGCTAAGTGAGCGAGCAAGATCGCTAATGGTAAGAGTGGGGTTGCCAGTAAGAATACGCTGCAACTGCTTCGCGTATTCAGCGGGCTTAGTCTCAATTCGAGCCTTGTTAGCAACAAGCTGCTCCATGAGAACATCTTGTTCATTAAGCGAACCCTCAGCAATGTTACAAGGAATAGTGTTAAGCCCAGCTTTGCGGGAAGCAGTAAACCGCTGCAACCCATCAATCAAAGTGTACTTCTCGGCTCCCGCGGCCTTGTGGACACGAATAGCTGTTAAGACACCGCGGTTCTTAATGCTGTCAACCAGCAGTTGAAACTCAGCACTGCTTTCATCGACACCACGCAGTGCAATTTCGTTCGGAACGATTTCGTCGATCGGAAGAACGGCGACCTTGGACATTGAACCTCAACTCCATCTTGTGAACTCGGTTTTAAGTCGATTATTAATCACTACTAAATACTCCCGGCGTGATTCGAACACGCGACCGACGGATTAGAAATCCGTTGCTCTATCCAACTGAGCTACGGGAGCGACACGGGATAATGAGCCACTGGGCTACACGATATAGATTGATGACCACAGTATAGGTCGATCATTAATCGAATCCCGCGTGTTTCGATTTCGATTAATAAAAATCGAGATCAAAATCGGCAGTCACTCCCGCACAAGATATAGGGTACAGCAAACGCCCCTTAAATGCTGGTAATTCTTACTCTAGTTTTTGTTCTTCAATTGAATATCTTTGTTCTACTTTGTTTTTCAGTAAATATTACAGTAATATGGTAACCCATTTTCGATTTCGATTAATCCGCATTTTTTGGGCTTTTGCTGTACCTAATACAGATATGGTAATACAGTAATGTAAGTTCGATTTCGATTAATCACGTCATTTTGGCCTGTCGATCATTAATCAAGGACACTGATGCCGAGACCAACGCAAGTTGAAGCAATCAAAACATTCTTAATGCAACGTACATACGAAGATTTGGCTTCGATTTATAATCAAGAGATGGAAGTTCAAGTCAACGTAGGTGCATGTGGCGGTGAACGTTACGAAGATACCTATGAAGGCCGGACGTGGCACGGATGGACAGATGGCATTGACATCTGGAAATCAATTCGTATACCTAGAAACGCCAATACACCACACGCAACGTATGACTTCACTAAAGTAATGTCATACGATCTAGCTAAGTATGCCGAAGGCATTGGCATGACTGGGTGGAACTTTGTACAAAAAGTTTCGCGTTGGGTTGCTTTTGACTTTGATGCAATTACAGGGCACAGTGATAAGCATATTAGAAAACTTAATGACACAGATTTAGCTGAAGTTGAATCTGTATTATGTGGTGTCGAGTGGGTAACACTACGAAAATCAACATCTGGCAAGGGATTACATATGTATGTATTCTTACCCGACGTGCCTACTGCAACACATACTGAACACGCCGCACTAGCTCGAAGTATTCTTGGATTACTATCAGCCCAAACGGGTTTCGATTTTCAAACGAAAGTCGATATCTGTGGAGGTAACATGTGGGTGTGGCATAAGAAGACAGGTAACACCGATGGATTAAAACTTATTAAGAAAGGTTCAGTGTTCACAAACAGTTGTCTGGTCAAAGGTCCAAGGTTCCACTGGATCAGGGACACAAGAAACTAATGGAGTGGCTTAATAATCATAATTGCCGTTGGTGGTGGGACGCAGATAACAACATGCTTGTAGCACATACATATGACCTAAAACGTGCACATTCTGAACTACAACTAATTGGAGTATTTGAAACAATGAGTAAGGGCACAGCTTCCGGTAACGATCATAACTGTTTCTTGTATCCAATTAAAAGTGGTGGGTGGGTAGTCCGCAGATTTTCCCTAGGGACAACTGAAGCTAGAACCTGGTCACAGGATTCCAATGGCTGGACTACATGCTACTATAATGTAAACCCTAATTTAAGTATGGCCGCTGCTTTCTGCGGTGGCCTAGAAGATTCGAAAGGGAATTTTATTTTCAGTACAGCGGAATCAGCTAAGCAAGCCGCAAGCATGATTGGGTTCCAACTTGACTTGCCTGTGTACATGGTTAATCGTGAGATTAAATTACGGATAGGACAAGACGGACGATTAGTAATCGAAGTTGAGAAAGAAACTAAGGACGACGCTAAAGATATGGATGGTTGGTTAAATAACAAAGATAGGTTCTGGAGTAGAATTGTTTCGATTAAAAAACAAGGACCATACGAACCTGAAATTGGAAATTTTGACGACCAAGTACGACACTTAGTTACAATTAATGATGAAAACTTCGGATGGGTTGTGTGTTCAGATGGTGCATGGAGACATGAACCTTTGAAACATGTTGAAGCCTACTTACAATCTTTAGGTAGCAAGTCAAAAGATGTAGACAGAATTATCGGGTCCGGGGTTCATAAGCCGTGGACAATTGTAAACAGACCGTTTCAACCAGAGTACCCGGGTAATAGGGAGTGGAACAGACACTCGGCAAAATTAGCATTTGCTCCAGTGTCACATGACGAATTAAGTTTCCCAATGTGGACACGTGTGTTGAAGCATTGCGGATCTTCACTTGATGAGTCGGTTAAAAATCATCCTTGGTGCAAAGCTAATGGAATTATAAATGGTGCAGACTATTTGCTACACTGGATTGCACGTGTGGTCCAGTGTCCCACGGAACCACTACCATATCTATTTTTCTTCGGTCCACAAAATTCAGGCAAATCTATTTTCCATGAAGCCATCGCAACTCTCATTTCTAACGGTCTACAAAATGCTGGTCTGGCATTAGATAATCAAGGCGGCTTCAATGCCGAAATTGAGAACGCTGTAGTTTGCTACGTTGAAGAGAAAAACTTCAACCGCAATAGAATTGCATACAACAGAATTAAAGAGTGGGTCACTGCTCAAATGGTCACAATACATAGGAAAGGCTCGACGCCATATACTATTCAAAATACTACACACTGGATTCAGTGTGCAAACCATAGAGAGTATTGTCCAATTTTCCCAGGCGATGAACGTATTACTGTTATCTATGTGCCACCGATTCCTGATGAAGAAATCGTTGCCAAACGCGATTTACTATGTGCCTTAGTAAAAGAGGGTCCAGAATTCATTACGCATCTGCTTCGATTAGAAATCGTAAAACCCAATGACCGTCTAGTACTGCCAGTTATAACAACACGAGATAAGGAAGATGCAATTGTCGAGAACAAAGATCCTCTTGAACAATTCATCAGCAACAAGTGTTACAACGTACCGGGCAAGTATGTTATGTATTCCACTTTCTTTGACGAGTTTGTAAAATACTGTCAAGATGAATTAATGATCGAAGATGAGTCATTGCGTCGGTGGACCAAGACTAAAGTCGGTCGTTCACTGCCACGTTGGGCACTCAAAGGTCGGTCAACACAACATAATGCACAATACATTATTGGTAATATTTCATTTAAACCAGCAGATCCGAATGAAGCTCCTTTGAAAGAGTTGTTTTTAGATGGGGATTTTGTCAGATGATTGTAGTTGGTCTAGGTCACAGATCTAGGACTGGGAAAGATACAGTAGCTAAGCATCTTAAAAAAATTATTCGTCATAGACAAAAACGCTGCACAGTAAATATTTGTGGTTTTGCCGATGAACTTAAGAAATTTTGTCATAAAGAGTTTGATTTAGAAACAAACGAATTCTATGAGGCTAATCCAAGTGAACGACAAAAACCACTTAAACCCCATGGAAAAACTCCTGTTGAGGTTTGGTGTGAAGTCGGGGATTTCTTTAGAAAATTGCAAGAAGATTATTGGATTCAAAAATTATTTGAAGCCAATATTTCTACTGATGTTTTAATTATCAAAGATGTACGTTACTTAAACGAATTCGAAGCTATCAAAGGTTTTTGTGGTTACGCTTACAAAATTAGAAGGTCTTCTGCTCCGATTATTAATTCAGTTGCTGATGGCAGCCTAGAAAATTCTGATTCAATTTGGGACGCAATTTATGATAATGAGAGTGAAGACGATCCATATAAAATTGCTGAAAACATTTATGGGCGTATGGCATGGCTCACCTAAACGGTCATTGCTTTGCAGCTGTAGATATTGAAACAACAGGTTTTAATCCACAAGTAGATGAGATTGTTGAAATTGCAGTAATTATTCTCAATAACGATCTTACACCAACTACTAAGATTTTTAATCCAATTATGCGACCAGATAATCTCGATTTAATTGACGTAGATGCTGCTAGGAAAATTCCGATTTTGGGAACATATTATAAAGAAAAATTAACTGATAAGTCTTCTTTAAAAACAGCCGGAACAGTTGGTTTAAATCCGGCAATTGTTCCAGATTTATTTTTAGAATGGTTTGAATCTTTGGAGCTGGCACCATACAAAAAATTAATTCCGGTTGGGTGTAACTACCCATTTGATAGGTCATTTTTAATACAGTTCCTAGGCCCTAAAACATACAATGAAATCTTTGTTGACCTGTATAGAGATGTTCAAGTCGTTGCAAATTTTTTCAACGACGCTTCAGATCGTCGAGGGTTTGCAGCAGACTTTGCCAAAGTCAATCTTCAATATTTATGTTCTTGTTTAAAAATCGAACGTGAAGGTTCTGCTCATACAGCCTTAAGTGACGCGATGGTTACTGCAAAAATTTACAAAAAATTATTAGCACTAAGATGACAAAAAAGCCCGGTGTGTCACTGTGACACACCGGGCTTTTATTTTGTATATTCACAATCCAGACAATTCTGAGCTGTAATAGATTTATTAAATTTATTACAATACATTGTAGTTCCAGTTTTACCGCAAGGTCTTAGGTAATGTCTGAAACATCTGTGTTCACATGATTCTAAATCGAGATTA